CGAAGTCAATGTAGCCTTCGTTAACCATATTGCGGAGTGCGCCAGCGTTGTCGCTTTCACCAATACGAATAGCACCCTGACTGCCAAAGAAGTCTTGGATGTTCGACACCATCATTCTGACCATTGGCCTTACTGATGTCGCAGAGATAATTCTAGCAAGAACACCAAGTCTTTGACTGCCTAGCTGGGTGAGGCGCTGGATTTCCGTTGCCGTCCGAACGCCACCTTCTGCCGTTGGGACACCTTGCTGAGCGTCAGAGGCCGCACTTACGCGCTGTTTTAAAGCGCTCATGGCTTCTATATCATTCCAATGTCCCTTGGTAACGTCAGGAACTTGCGCAATAAACACTCCCTTTCCTGGCTCATTACCAGGCAATGTACGGACAAGACCGTGTGGATTACGGTCAATTAAATCTTGTATTGCGACTTGCGTTGGATCAACAAAGATCAGGTTGGATAGTGCAGCTTGTACGTTGTCGATGCGTGAACGAAGCAGCCACGTTGCAATGTCGTGCAACGGTAAAAGCAAATCGTATAGTGATTGACCGTAAGTCTTGTGGGCGTCTTGATATAGACCGCCTATTGCTACGGGGAATTGCCTTCCATACGGATTAAGCTGACAACGGATAACGACGTTTTCATCTAGTACAGTGCATAGCATCCATAGCTGATCTATCTGTGGTAAGTTAACCTCATACCCAGAGAGGCGTATCCATACTTCGTCTATTACTCGACTGTCTCCAAGAGTAAAATAAGTTCCACCACTTTCTCTTCTATTTCGCTCAGAGGGGTCGATTGACAATCCTCTTCCAGCCTCTTTTGACCACTGGTGTCCTTCCCATCCACCTGATGGGGGAGTGATACGATTTCGCAAAGCTGGGAATTGTTCGAGCTTCGGGTATAAGCCTGTCTGCCGAAGGGCGTCGTAGGAACAGAAGTCGGAAAATATAATATATTGCATCCGCTCCCAATCGCCCCATTGGACACGGGGGTCGTGGAAAACGCGGCGCGGATCGTAGTTCTGGATTTCATTGGTTCTCGCCTCGCTATTCCAAGTTATCTTAGTAGGGGCATAACCATATCTAATTGCGTCAAGAAGGTGTTGCGCTATTCTAGCTTCCCCTGCCGTTCTGCGCATTTGTTGGTGAAGTAAACGCTCAATAATTTGTGACGGCTGGCGGCTCTGTCTGTTCAATCCTTCAAGCTGGAACATTGGATTACGGCCAGTAAGTGCAGCCATAAGATAAGTAAGCACTGTGTCACTGATTGCGCGAGTGTCAGCGATTACAGCTTTCTCTCTAAACGCTGTTGTATCTGGCCTCACATAAACATCATGTGCGCGATCCGCTTGTTTCCAATGCTCATGGCGACGTGATATTTTATCGTAGGACATTAACATGGCTGACTTGACATAGTCGACAAGTCGGCTCTCTTGCGCCTGAGTTAGATCAGCAGCGATGTCCTCATACTGCATAAACTTGTTGGCGTGTTCCGACAAGTCTACAACAATACCATCGCCTTCTGTGGCAAACTCAGTGCGGTAATTTGTGGTTACTACTGACATAAATCCATTTAGGACACATTCTGTCAGTTAGTCGTCCCTATTCACCCCAACCTGACCAAGCAGAACCTTCGTTTAATTCAGACTTCATATCCCAAAAAGTTTCCTTGTGTCGATCAAAGGTCGGTGGTCTGTAATAGTCACCCCCTGCTGGTGTTCTAGCAAGCACGTCTAACGCTATAGCAAGAGCGTCTACTTGGTCGTCAAATGTACCTGATGGAAAAGATTGGCACTCTTCATGGAAGGTATCTATCCATGCAGCGTTCTCAGGGATCAATACCCTACCGCCTTCAATAAGAGGAAGCACAGCGTTTAGTCTTGCAACCTTATCATTGTTTATCTTGTATGGAATTACAGACACACCGCTTTCACGTTGAAGTTCTTGGATTAAACTTTGACCGCTAGCTTTGTCTTCGATGTAGATGCCACGCAAGCCACGACCACGCCATTGATTGTTGAGTTGGATCATTCGACGTTTTAACTCTGGGAACTCGTACCTGTCCCTGATTAAGTCAACAAGGTAAATGTCACCAGTTGCATCAAGCCCTGCCACAATCATCACAGAGTAATCCGAATTGTCACTCTTCTTAAACGCAGTATCTGCTGCGATTATTAACGACGTAAACTTCTCTGGCTTTAAGTCGTCAGGATAATGACGCCACCAATTCATCTTAATAAGGTTACCGCCTTGGATATAGGGTGTCTGTTGGTACAGTGATGCAAACTCTCTAGGGTTTAATCTTTGGCGGCGATGTAAGTCCTCTAGGGTAAAACGCTCTGGCCACAGCGCTTCTTCTTTTGTCCCTTTAACCAGACGTTTAGAATTTGACAGGTTGTTATTTTCTTCCGTTGGTAAGTAACGTGGATCATCTTTGGGTAATTGATTGCGCATAATTGATACACCAGTTTCAACTTCTGAGATTGCTGGGTAGTTGATGTGTAGCCAGCGACCTTCCTTCCAATCGGCTGTCTCCATAAGGCGACCAGCTAAATCGTCAGGATGCCAACGTGTAAGTATTACGATTTGCGCAGGGGGTACGTTGTCAATGTCAGGTTGCAGACGTGTGGTCAGTGCAGATGTGTAGTAATTCCAAACCTTGTTACGCTGAGTTGCACTTTCTGCTTCTTCCCTAGACTTTAGGGGGTCATCGAACAGTAGCAAGTTAGCGGCTCGCCCTGACGTTGTACCGCCGACGCCTATAAAGTAGCTCGCGCCACCAACTGTGGTGCGCCATGCCTCAACTGAACGGCTGTCTTGCGCCATTTTAAAGTCAGGAAAGGCTTGTTCATTCAACTGATCGTTAACAATGGTACGAACCTGTCTTCCGAAGTCTGTGGCAAGCTGAGTGTTGTAGGATGTTACCATCATAAAGCGGCTGGGCTTTCGAGACATAAAGTATGCAGGGAAATACACAGACCCGTAGGTGGACTTGCCGTGGCGTGGTGGCATTGTTATCAAGATATTGCGAATAGGCTGCTCTTCTGGAAGACTGCCAAAGCGTTTGTCCTTGCCGTACAGATTTGTCAGTTTGTTTTTCTCTAATAAGTCTAATGCACCAATTAAATGATTGTGAAAGTCTGGAAGTTTCCACGTTGGATGCAGAAGTCTTACAAAACCCCCAAAGCTTTCCTCTGCTTTTCGTAAATGTAGTAAGTATTTCGCTGCTTCTTGCTGGTTAATTGTCATTTTCTGTCTCTACTTCCACGTCTATTATTTGATTAACGCCAGCAGCTATCTGTTCTAGCTCAGATCGGCTTAACTCGTTGACGTTTTCTGTTAATCTGTGTTCGTGATGCTGGAATTGCGCAGTAAGATCAGGCATTACCTTACCCAATAGAGTGGCAAACACTCTCGCTTGCGTGGGTGTCCAAGCAATATCGCCCATAACTGCCTTGTGTGCGTCCTCTACTTGGACAGTTACCTTCTCAAACACCTTTGCTCGTAGTCGAGAAACCTGTGAAGGGTTTAAAACTGTAGGGTCTTTTATTGCATCTTTCTTATAAGCCATGTTTGTTCTCACATTTTCATTTTTTTTGTCGGTGCGCGTGTAGGGTAGAGAGGTGGCAATGCAAAAAGTGACCTCGGGGATAGGGGGTTACCCCCCCTATCCCCTTTCTTGGCCAAGTATTTGGCCAACTCTGCAAAAAAGTGTTTAAAATCAACAAACCAAACTCCCCTTGTCAGGGATTAAACCCTCTAGTAACCTATTGAAACGTTTATGTTTATTCCTTACGCGCGGCAAATTACTACTATTATAACTATCTCAATAACTTAGTAAACCGCGCGGCTTCCCTAGAGGGAAAAGGGATCATTTGTCGTCGGAAAATGATTTCCAAAACGAAACTCAAAGACAAGTGAAAGGGGATAGTTATGTCCTATAGAAACATTACGATTAACGCAATCAACGACGAAGTCGCAACCAACCCATCGGCTTTGCCGCAAATCATCACCGCTCTTTCAGAGCGAATGGCCTACAACAAGGCGAAGCAAGACCTTCGGTCTAAGGGCAAAGCTGCTGCCCTTGGCAGGGCCAT